GTTTGGATCGTTCCGATGACTTCGCATTCAATGCTGGTCTCGTCACGTTCCGTGCGACATTCCGTGTCGACGGCGATTTGCCACAGACATCACACATCAAGCACCTCCTCCAACCATAAGTTGAGGTAGTGCAACCGATAGCAATATCGGTGTAAGTTTGAGGGTAGGTCGAACACGCAGGGCGACCTACCCTCATTCATTTTCCCCCTGCGACCTGCGAAGGAGAAGACGGTGCCGAATGCTCGTCATAATCAAAAACACACCGGTAGAACTACCAGACCTGGAAGCAGAGATATTGCTCCGCTGGGGAGTAGCCAACTTGCCAGAGCAAGCAGACCTTCCTCTGCCGAATCGTTACGAATCCTCTGGTACTCGAACGCCCCGTTCGCCCCAACAGGGTACGGAACCCAAACAGCGCAAGTCGTCCAAAGGCTCATCAAACAAAAACACGAAGTAGCCATCCATGCGATGTACGGCATTGAGGGCATGGCTTCTATTTGGAATGGGATAAAACTTTACCCAAGAGGGATGTCACCATATTCCGATGATGTGCTTGTTGCACATTGGATGGATTGGGCGAATGGCAATCGTGATATTCCTGCGATGTTGATGACGTTGTTTGATGTGTGGGTGTTGAAGTCACCATCGTTGGATCAGGTTCCGAATATCGCTTCGTGGGTTCCTATCGATCATGCTCCTTGTCCACCAGAGGTGGTGTCGTGGTGTAAGCGTCCGAATGTGAAACCGATTGCGATGTCTAAGTTTGGTTTGGACATGTTGCAGAATGCGGGTGTTGATGCGATGTATGCGCCTCATGCGTTTGAGGATGTGTTTGTTCCTACACACAAGTTAAACAATGGTCGTGGTGAGTTCACCGGCAGACAGCTCATGGAAGTTGATGAGGACAGGTTTGTTGTGATGATGAACGCTGCGAACAAAGGTCAGAACCCTTCACGCAAGTCCTTCGGTGAGAACATTCTGGCGTTCGCTATCTTCGCTCAAGACCGTCCTGATGCTTTGTTGTATCTACACACGGAGCGGGATGGTGCGATGGGTGGTATCAATCTCGTTCATCTGCTGGAGGCGTGTGGCGTGAAGAAGGAGCAATACAAGATTGTTGACCCTTACGCCTATCGGACTGGTTTCCCGCAGCAGGCGTTGGCTGCGTTGTACACCGCTTCGGATGTGCTGTTGGCTTGCTCGATGGGTGAGGGTTTCGGTATCCCTGTTATCGAGGCTCAGGCCTGCGGTACACGGGTCATCGTTTCTGACTACACCGCTCAGCCTGAGTTGGTTGGGGTTGGGTCAGCTGTGGCGATTCAACCGTTCTGGGATAGCCATCAGAAGTCATGGTTCTGCACCCCATCCGTACCATCCATCGTAGAGGCTCTGATTGAGGCCTACGAAGCCCCTAGAGGCACGTCAGACGAGGCTGTGGCCTTTGCTGACCAATACCGAGCAGACAAGGTTTATGACGCTTACTGGAAACCAATCATGAAGGAGTTGTCGGAATGGTGCCAGTCATCATCGTCCCCGTCCTAAACAGGTATGACCTACTAGAACGCTGCTTGCAGTCCATCGACTATCCGGTGGAAACACTCATCGTCATCGACAATGGTGGTCAGTCCACGTTGCATGATTGGCCTTGGGTGATTGATCGTCGCCATGTCAAGAACTATCACGTCTGGTCAATGCCCACGAACCTCGGTGTCGCTCCATCATGGAACCTCGGCATCAAAGCAACACCTCACGCTGAAGGCTGGATCATCCTGAACTCTGATGCGTTCTTTGAGCCTGGACAGTTAGAAGTTTTCTACAAAGATTGCAAATCTGATTCGGTGACATTAACTGAGGCTCAGCCTGGTTGGTCTTGTGCGTGGATTGGGTCTGAGGTGATTGCCAAGGTTGGGTTGTTTTCGGAATGTTATGTTCCCGCCTACTTCGAGGACAACGATTTTCAGGAACGAGCGCAACGGCTCAACGTGCAGTTCTGGACTTCTGACGCTGGGATAGTCCACGACAATTCGTCTACGCTTTTATCAGCACCAGAGTTACAAGAAAAGAATGCAAAAAGTTTTTCTGCCAATGGTGCGCTTCATGCGATGCGTTGGCAGTCAGGTCTTCCCGATGCGGGTCATTGGGATTTAACACGAAGGAGAGAATTGGGATGGGATTGAAAGAACACTATGACCCGATGGACGACTACGAGAATCTGCATGAAGGAGAGACCATCTATGTTCTCGGCTCAGGGGCAACACTCGACTATCTGACACCAGACTTCTTTGACGACAAGCTGACCATCGCAGTCAACTTCGTTGGCTCAGTATTTGGGTTGAAGGGTTACTACTGTTTCAGCCACTATCACGAAGACGCTCAGCATGAGGCGAAACGTGAGGACTGTATTGGTGCCTTTACCCCTGAGCGTGAGCATGGTACTGATGGGGTGTTTGCTGGATGTTCAGGGAATCTGACCACGTTCGGTACTCGCACCGGCAGACCAGGCACATCCTTTGACCCTCACGATAAAGATTGGCCTGTGCTGTCAGGGCAGTTGACTATTGGCTCGTCAAGCATTCATGGGGCGATGCACTTGGCAGCGCACATGGGAGCGAAGTTCATTGTCTTGGTTGGGGCTGACTGTGGTTCGCTTGGTGGTCGTGACAGGGTTGATGGGTATGTGCCAGGTGATTCCCATTGGGCTTTATACGAGATGCACCTTCGAGCGATGAAGCAACGGTTGTGGGATGTGTACTCATGTCAGGTGTATTCGTTGAACCCTTTTGTGAACTATTCCCTTGAGGGTGTTCAGTATCGTGGCTTCTCTTCAATCAACTAGAATCGGAACACCATGACGATCACCAATGGCTACGCAACACGCAACCAAGTCAAAGCAGCTCTCCGCATCGGCACGGCTGATACCTTTGACGACGACTTGATTGATAATTGTGTTGGGGCAGCGTCACGTCTAATTGATGGTTATTGCAACCGAAAGTTTTGGCAGAACGGCACAGCAGAGGCACGAGTCTTCCAAGCAGAAGATTCCTTCTACTGCTCGATTGATGACATCGCTGGAACAGCGTTGACATTGAGAAGTTCTACTCAGGCTGACGGAACTTTTGACTTGACATGGAAAGTATCTGACTACCAGTTGGAACCGTTGAACGGCAACCTTGATGGGTTGACATGGAGCTATGACAAGATTCGTGCTGTTGGCGACTACCTGTTTCCAACGGTCAATGCGAACTATGGTGAGCAGGCTTTGGTTCAGGTGACTGCCATCTTCGGTTGGCCTTCGGTGCCGGAGCCAATTACGCAAGCCACAATCATTCAGGCTTCACGCATCTTCAAACGCTACGACTCTCCGCTCGGTGTGGCTGGCTTCGGTGACTTGGGTGCGATTCGTGTGTCTCGCTTCCTTGACCCTGATATGGCTCAGCTAGTCGAGCCGTATCGTCGTATGCGGATATTTGCATGAGTTACTCAGTCACAGACATCAAGACTGGTCTCGCTAACGCTTTAAGAACGATTCCAGGTCTTAGGGCTTACGCTCAGCAACCAGACAATCTGAACGCCCCGTTCGCTTGGCCTATGTTGGATTCAATCACCTACAACGGGGCGATGCGTGGTGGGTTAGTCACTCATATTTTCGTTGTGTCTGTGGTTGTTGGTAGGTCTGCGGAACGTACAGCCCAGACTGCCTTGGATGGGTACCTGTCTTATGAGGGTTCGACTTCGGTTCGTGCAGCGTTGGAAGCTGACCGGTCTTTGGGTGGTGTGGTGCAGAATCTTTTGGTTGAGTCTGCCTCGAATATCTCCACGATGGATGGCAACGATGCAACCTATTTGATGGTTGACTTCCGTGTGGTGGTGTACGCTTAGTCTGTTGAATTGCTGTCCTGCTGGCGTGTATAGTTTCTATTAGTAAATCTTCGAGTGCCGTGAGGCAGGAGTATCAAATATGGCAAAGCAAGTTCTCACAAACGTAGCGGTCACCTTCGGCACAGCGAACAGCGACATTTCCAATTATGTAGCTTCAATTACATTGGACTTGACCAAGGCTGAAGTTGCAACAACTAGTTTCGGTTCGGGTGGTGCAGTTACTCGCATCGCAGGTCTTGCAGACAACTCGATCACACTTGAGTTGCATCAGGATTATCCAACGATTGAAAAGTTGTTCTATGACGCTTGGGCTGCGGGTACTGCTGTACCTATGACAGTCAAGCCAAACGGAACTGCTGCT